GCGCATATCTTTCGGTCGCGAGAAAGAACGGCAAATCTGCGCTCATCGCCGCAATACTGTTGGCCCACCTTGTCGGCCCAGAGGCAAGGCAGAACAGCCAGATCACCAGCGGCGCGCGCAGCCGAGATCAGGCGGCGCTTGTGTTTAAGCTGGCCGAAAAGATGGTGCGCTTGTCGACGCAGCTTTCCAAGCTGGTGCGGGTGATCCCGTCGCAAAAGTCTTTGGTTGGTCTGCCGATGAACGTGGAATACAAAGCGATTAGCGCCGAGGCAGGCACAGCGCACGGTCTCAGTCCCGTCTTGGCGATCCTTGATGAAGTCGGTCAGGTGCGCGGGCAGCAAGACGCGTTCATCGAAGCCATTGAAACCGCGCAAGGCGCGCATGATGACCCGCTCCTGATTGCGATCAGCACGCAAGCATCTACGGATGGTGACCTGTTTTCAATCTGGCTTGATGACGCGAAGAACGCGAAAGACCCGCGTATTGTCAGCCACGTTTACACCGCGCCAGAGGACTGCGAGGTGACGGACAAGAAGTCGTGGAAAGCGGCAAACCCGGCGCTGGGCGAGTTCCGCAGCTTGAAAGATATGCAAGACTTTGCCAAGCAGGCGGCGCGATTGCCTGCCAAAGAAAACAGCTTTCGATGGCTATACCTAAACCAAAGGATTGAAGCGCAAAGCCCGTTCCTGAGCCGCGCAGAGTGGCAGGCGAACGCCGCAGAGCCAGAAATCTTTGCCGGAATGCCGTGTTTTGCGGGCCTAGACCTGTCTCAAAGCCGAGACTTGACCGCGTTCGTGATGGCGTTTCCTGATGGTGACGCTTGGCACATCGTGCCTCAGTTCTTTTTGCCGTCCGAAGGCATCCGCGAAAAGGCCAAAAACGATAAAGTTCCGTATGATATTTGGGCAGATCAGGGCTTTTTGACCCTGATTGATGGGCCTGTCATCGTGCCTGCGGTGGTTGCGCGGCACGTTGCGGAGGCGGCGGAGCAGTATGACATCACCATGATGGCCTATGACCGCTGGAGGATTAACGATTTTCAGCGCGAACTAGACAGCATCGGCGCGCAAATCCCGATGGCACCGTTTGGGCAGGGTTTTAAGGACATGGCTCCGGCGGTTGATAAGCTTGAGAGATTGGTGGCCGAACGCAAGCTGCGTCATGGCGGCAATCCTTTGCTCAACATGTGCGCGGCCAACGCAATCGCAGTTCGCGATCCGGCTGGCAACAGGAAGCTGGACAAGATGAAATCCAGTGGCAGGATCGACGGCATGGTGGCCTTGGCAATGGCGCTGGGCGCGGCGTCGCATGAGGATACAAGCGTGCCGCCTTCGCCTTGGGACGATCCTGATTTTAGGATGGAGGCGTGACCACCTTGAAACTTTGCAAATTATCGCATACAGTGCAGTGTAATTTGCAAATTCGGCGGATGCATGGCTTTGTTTGACTTTTTCCGCAAGGCGGAAACCCGGAACTTAGAAGACCCGAACGCCCCGGTTTCTGCCGAGGACTTTTTGCAGGTCATGGGCTGGGGCGAGATGACGGCTTCGGCTGGCGTCACTGTCAACGTGGACACGGCCTTGGGCGTCCCTGCGGTTTGGTCTGCTGTGAATTTCTTGTCGGGCACGCTTGCTGGCCTTCCCTTGCATGTTTACCGCAAGACAAACAATGGCCGCGAGCGCGTCAATAGCCCGATTGAAACGATCCTTCACGACACGGCGAACGACAGCATGTCATCGTTTGAGTGGCGCAAGTATATGTATGACCAAGTTTTCACAGGCGGGCGCTGCGTGACCTATATTGAGCGCAGCCGAAACGGCGCGATCAAAAACCTTTGGCCGCTTGATCCGAATTATACGCGCGTTGAACATCGCAGCGATGGTAAGCGTCAGGTTCGTGTGTACCTGCACAAGGGGCAGACCTATTCGGCATCTGAGGTTTTAGACATTCCGTTCATGCTGAAATCGAATGGCTTGGACGTGCGCGGGCCGATTTCAACAAACCGCGATGCGATTGGCATGGCGATTGCGGCCAGCCGTTACGGAGCAAAGGCTTTCCAATCTGGCGGCATTCCCCCTGTTGTTTTGCAAGGGCCATTCCAGAGCGGCGCAGCAGCGTCACGGGCGTCGGATGATGTGGCCAAGACCACGGCCAAGCTGGCGCGTGAAGGGCGTTCCGTTATGGCGCTGCCGCTTGGCCATGAGATGAAGCAGATTGGCTTTAACCCGGAACAGATGCAGTTGATTGAATTGCAGCGTTTCAGCATTGAGCAGATCGCGCGCATTTACAGCTTGCCGCCTGTATTCTTGCAAGACCTGACCCACGGCACATTCTCAAACACTGAACAGCAGGATTTGCACTTCGTTAAGCACACCTTGAAACGCTGGATTGAGCAGACCGAGCATGAGTTGAACCTAAAGCTATTCCCTCGCGGCTCTGATCGTTATGTTGAGTTCAATGTTGATGGCCTTCTGCGCGGTGACTTCCAAACCCGGATGCAGGGCCATGCTACGGCGATCCAGAATGGTATTGAGACGCCGAATGAAGCGCGCACTATGGAAAACCGCCCTGCATTGGAAGGCGGCGACAACCTTATGATTCAAGGCGCGACGGTTCCGATTACGGCGCAAATGGGGTCGGCTGATGCCCAGACCGAATGAGGCAATGCGCGAGGAAGCCCAACGCGGGCTTGATTGGCGCAGCGAATACGGTCGCGGCGGCACAGAGGTTGGCATTGCTCGTGCGCGGGATATTTCAAACGGCGACAATCTAAGCATGGAAACCGTGCAGCGTATGGCCAGCTATTTCGCGCGGCACGAGGTTGACAAGGAAGCTGAGGGCTTCCGACCAGGCGAGGATGGCTACCCCAGCAATGGCCGGATCGCTTGGGCTTTGTGGTCCGGTGATGCTGGTCAGTCTTGGGCTAACCGCATTCTTGAGCAAGAAGATGACGACGAACGCGCCGAAACGCGCCCATATCCCGGCGAACACGCTGCGCGGATCGCTGATCCTGATGATTTTGACAGTTTTAGTCGTCGCAACAACGAGGGCGGCACGGGCATTGACTTTGTCTACGGCATAAAAGACGGCGAGGCGCGGGTGCAAAGCATCCGCTTCAAGGTGGATTACTTCACCGAAGAACAGGCCCGCGAATGGCTAGATCGCAACGATTTTGAGCCGCTTTTGTTTGAGCCTGCCGCTCCTGTGGACGAGGGCCGCTCTAATGTGGTATTATCGCCACAATTCATGGAGGCCGAAAGCATGGCAGACAAAGAAATTCGCACCTTGGTGCAGAATATAGAGGTCCGGGAAGACGACAACGAGGTTATCCGCGTCTCGGGTTACGCCGCTGTCTTTGGCGAAGAAGCCAATATCGCTGGCATGTTCACAGAAACTATTGAGCGTGGCGCGTTCACTAGCGCTCTTGAGCGTCAAGATGATGTGGTTTTTCTGATTAACCACGATGGCCTGCCCTTGGCGCGCACGCGCTCTGGCACCCTGCGTCTAAGCCAAGACGAACGCGGTCTTTACATGGAGACCGAACTTGATGGCAGCGACCCAGACGTTCGCGCGATTGTTCCTAAGATGAAGCGCGGCGATCTGGACAAGATGAGTTTTGCCTTTATGCCGGAGCGGCAAGAATGGGACGACCGAGGCGAGATGCCAAAACGCACCATTCAGGATGTGCGGCTTTATGACGTGTCAATCGTAACAACACCGGCATATGATGGCACAGAAATCGGCCTGCGTGCGCTTGAGGCGCATCGTGAGGCGCAACGCAAAAGCCAAGCGGCTCGCCGTCTTCGGATGAAAGGCCGCTTGACCGAATAGCAGCGGCTCTCCCGCTGTTCTGCCCTAACCCGCGCCTTGGGCAAGCGTAATTTAAGGAGGCCCAAAATGGCTGACATTAAAGACCTGCGGGAGAAGATGGCGAACATCGCCACCGAGGCCCGCTCCAAGTTGTCGGAAGTGACCGACAAGACCCCAGAAGAACGCGCCGCTGAAATTGAGCGTGAATTTGACGCCATGATGGCGGATCACGACAAGCTGGCTGCAAAGGTTGAGCGTCTTGAAAAAGTCGAAGCCGCGCTGCGCGCTGGCGATGAGATCGACTATGATAAGCGTCCCGCTTTTGAAGATCGCTCTGCACCTGCCGTTGATGACGGCCTGCGCATGGACTACCGCACTGCATTCGCTGAGATGATTGCTGCGGGCGGCGATGCTTATGTTGATGCTGAGGTTCGCAATGTCTTGAAAGAGCATCGCGCCCAAGTCGGCGGCACTAACAGCGCTGGCGGTTTTACCGTTCCCACCGAACTGGCGACTTTCATCGAAAAAGCGATGATTGCAACTGGCCCGATGTACGGCAACCAGTTCTTCACCTACATCAACTCGAATGATGGCCGCACGTTCAACATTCCGACTGTTGACGATACGGCTGTTACCGCAGTTGCTCACACCGAAGGCACCCAGCCCACCGATGACGGCGGCAAGGACGTGACTTTCGGTCAGAAATCGCTTGGCGCATTTGCCTTTGATTCTGAGTGGGTCCGCTGGTCGGCAGAACTCAACGCTGATAGCATCCTGAACATGGAAAGCCTGCTGGGCGAACTGCTGGGCGAGCGCCTTGGCCGTATTGCCAACAGCAAGCTGACCGTCGGCTCTGGTTCGTCTGACGTTGAAGGCATCGTGACCAACACGGCAGAGGGTAAAGTTGCAGCAGCGACCAACGCGATCACCGGCGATGAAATCATCGACCTGATCCACTCGGTTGACCCTGCTTATCGCAACGCGCCCAACACCGCGATCATGATGAGCGACAGCACGCTTGCTGCGGTTCGCAAGTTGAAAGACGGCGACGGCAACTACCTGTGGCAGATGGGCAACTATCAGGCCGGTATCCCGCAAAACCTGTTGGGCTATAACGTGGTTGTCAACCAAGCGATGGCTGGTATTGGCGATGGCGTTGACAGCAAGATTATGCTGTTTGGCGATATGTCCAAGTTCTATGTCCGCAAGGTTGGCGCACCGTCGCTTTACGTTGCGCGCGAGCGTTTTGCGCCTGACTTCGGCATTCTTGGCTACATCCGTTTCGACGGTGTTCTGGCCAACACTTCTGCGATCAAGCACATGGCTCTGGCCGCAAGCTAAGTCGGTTTCTAGGTGGGGCGGTTCGCTGCCCCACTCACTAAGCTGACAAGGAGGCGATCATGCCTAAGGTTAAACTTCTGACTTCACTCGCTGGCATTGATTTTTCGCACAATGCGGGTGATGTGATCGACTGCAACGAGGCGGAAGCGCAGCGGTTCTTCACTTCTGGTATTGCTGAACCCGTGAAGGAGCAGCGCATTGAAAAGGCGGTCAAAAAAAATCGCGGTCGCAAAGCCATTCCTGACGAGGGCTGATTAAATGGGCCACGGCAACCAGCATGGGCAAAACCAGACTTTAGCGTGTCATCACGCGCTTGAACTGGTGGAAGCGCCAGCTATTACCCCGATTACGCTGTC